AAAAGAGTTAGAGGGTAAATATTTTTTTATGTGTTTAAGTAAAAACAAAGGATGTTGTAATGGGATATGGATAGATATTAAGAATAGAATAGACCAACAAGGTAGAAAATATGAATAATTCATTAATTATAATAGGTGGTGGATATTCGATTAAACAAGGATTAGAAGAAGGATTATACCCTAAATTAGCTAATCGTTTAATTTGTGGTATCAATTATTCCTTTATATACCTTCCTCAAACGTATTTATGCTGTATGAATTATACCGATTTCTATAATGAAAATAGAATTGAGCTTTCTAAATTACCTTTAATAGTAACTTGTAATCGCCCACATCCTTCTCGTTGGCTCACCAATACTCACTTAATTAATAAGAATTTTGCATTAAGTGGTATATTAGCATTACATGTAGGGTTATTATTAGAACCAAAAGAAATATTTTTATTAGGATTCGATTATAAAGCAATTAATCATCATACTCATTTTTATCAAGGAGCAATAAGTCATAGAGGGATTGGTAAAACTAAATATTATACTTCGGAACATGCCAATCGAGATTTTAATCAATTTAAAGATAGTAAAATAAAGATTTGGAATGTTTCTCCTGATAGTAAAATTGAAGTTTTTTCTAAAATCAATTACCAAACATTCTTTAAGAAATTAGATAAAGTGTTTGGTAATCAAAATGAATTAAGAAAAGAAATTAAACAACGATTGGAGGAATTATGAGTAAAGGTGATGGTTTTACATATTTAAAAATAATGAAAAAGAAATCTAAAAAGTTTCTATCTAATGCTTTTAAAAAAGACCCTAATAATGTTCCTAACCCACCTAAAGGAATGAGTTATTTAGAAATTATAGAAGAAGCGGTAAGGAGAGAACAAGAATGATACAACCAAACGAACTTATTATAATAGGTGGTGGTGATAGTGTTAAAGAAGGCATCTCTATGGGTCTATGGGATAAGCTTAGTAACAAGTTTGTTATTTCATGTAATTATGCCTATAATGATTTCCCTACAGCTACTTTATCTACTTATGTAGACCAAAATTATTATAAAGCTGAAAGTAAAAAAGAATTATTTCAAAAATTACCTTTAATAATAGGTAAACAACATTCTATGAAAATTTTACCTAACACTATAATGCTTAATGCAGGAGCTACTTATAATAGAAATTTAAAAAATGGAGTGTTTAAATCAAGTCTTTGCGGTCTTTTTTCATTATCATTAGGAATATATCTTTTAGATGTAGGAACTATATATTTATTAGGATTTGATTATGGCAATATAGGGAACGAAAAAGATAGTAATAAGAAATTTAAAACACATTATTATCAAGGAAATGAACAGAGAACCCATAGAGGTATCGGGCGTATAAACTATTATTGCACCAAAAATAGAGCAGATAAAGATTTTAGTAATTATTTAAATGAAAAACAAGTAAAAATCTATAATGTTAGTTTAAATAGTAACATAAATGTCTTGCCAAAGTTGTCATATTCACACATGTATAAACTGTTAGATAATACAATTTATTGTCAACAAGATTTGCGATATAACATTATACAAAAATTAAAAAAAATAAAATGAAGAAGAAACTATTAACTAAAAAATATTTATTAAAGGAATATTTAATTAATAAAAAAACTATAAAAGAAATAGCTAACAAGCTAAATTTTAGCTATACTTTTATTAGAACTAGATTAATTAAATTTAACATTCCAAGAAGAACTAAATCAGAAGTTATGAAAGGTATAAATAAAGGAAGAAAAAGATCCGATGTTTCTAAAAGAAATAAAATTAAATATAAATTAGGGCTTTACAAAGGAAAAAATAGCCCATCTTATATAGATGGTAGATGTTTAAAAAAATATTATTGTAAATGTGGAAAAAGAATTAGTATAAATTCTGCTTTATATGGGCATGGTGGATGTTTAAAATGTTATAGTAAAATTAGATGGAAAAATCGTAATCATCCTATGAAAGGCAGGAAATTTACTCAAGCCCATAGAAAAAAATTAAGCAAAGCTAGAATGGGTAGATTTAAAGGTAAAAATAGCCCCTGTTTTGGTAAAATAGCCAAACATGGCAAAGGAGCTTATTATAAAAATATTTATATGAGGTCTACATGGGAAGTTAAATTTGCTAAATTCCTAGATTTATCGGGTATTAATTATTTATATGAGTCTAATGCTTTTGATTTAGGAAATAGCACTTATACACCTGATTTCTATATTCCTGAATGGGATTTGTGGATTGAAATTAAGGGTTGGTGGAGAGACGATGCGAAAATAAAATTTGAATTATTTAAAAAGATTTATACTAAAGAAAGAATAAAAGTATTAATGCAGAAAGATTTAGAAAAATTAGGAATATTATAATAAAAAATTGGGGGTATGTAATGGGAAGAAATAAAATTCAACAAATAAAAGATGATATTTTAATATTAAAAAATAAAATGAAAGAATGTTATGATTATATTAATGTTAATAGAAAAAAAATTGAAAATTGGAAAAATACTATAAAAAGAATAAAAATAAAGCTTAAAAAGTATAAAAAACAATTAAAAAAGAGAGTAAAATGAAAATTCAATTAGGGGATATGCTTTTAGTAAGAAATTATGGATTATTAGGTTTATTAATAAGAAAAGTTACAAAATCTAAATATAACCATATATGTTTATATGTAGGCAATAATATATTAGTAGATACTGATTTTTGGGGAGTTCGTTATAGAAGATTATCAGCTTATGATAAAATTCCTCATAAAATTATAAGAGTTACAGGAGTAGGTAGAAAAACTGCTTTAAAAATAATTAAATACGCTCGTAAATTAACAGGTAAGCGATATAGCATACTATCTATTTTTAGATTTAAAAATAAATTAGGAAAGAGTTATAATTGCTCTCAAATGGTTAATAGTGTTTATGCTAAATTTGGCATTATATTAAGCGATAAATTTATAAGAGTAAGCCCTGCGGATATTGAAAGAAGTAAATTAACTTTTATTGTAGAAAAGGAGAAATAAAATGAAAGTAGTTAATTTAAGAAAAGCTAAACATACTGTATATATAGGTAGACCTAGTATATTTGGTAATCCTTTTGCTATGGGTCTGTATTGTAATAGACAAATGGCTATAGATAAATATGAAAGATATATTAGATTAGAGCTTGATAAATACCTTATTGGACAAGGTAGTGCGGTAATAGAAGCCATAAAAAAACTCCCTCAGAACGCCAAATTAGGATGTTATTGTAAACCTTTGGCTTGTCATGGGGATATTATAGTAAAAATATGGAAGGAATTGCATAACAATTAAACTACCTCTATTACACCTATCTTATTAATAATCAATGTAAAATTATGGAAATATAAAAGTAAGAATTTGATTATTTGTAGTTATAGCTAATTCTGAAGAGAAATATTGAACAGATGCTCCTGGGTCAGTTACATAACCAACATAAACCCTTATTGCTATAGGAAGTTTAGGAAATACAAAGACTCTTGGATGAACACTATACCCATAAAGGGGTTCATAACCTATATGATAAAGAGCAGTAAAATCTGTAGATTCTGAGTATTTAACCTCAAAATAATATATAACCCTAGTAGGAAATGGATGTATACTACCATATTCATTGCCCCCTGAACCATGGACATGGACATAAATATATTTTACGTCTATTATTCCACTCACTTTCCATTTATCATCATCCTCATCATAATAAACATCCAATTTACCCATATTAGCATAGGAACTAACTCCTTTTTCACCCATCCATATATTATTAGCATCTAGGGTTTTAGTTAAAATAGGAGAGGAAATATCATAATTAGGAGTTTGGGCTTTTGAATCGATATTATTTAATCTAGTTTCCATTAATCTTAATTGTGCTCTTAATGTAAGCATGTTTTTGGTTAATTCTTTAATTTTAATGAGTATATTCTTTATAATTGTCATTTTTAAATTTCCTTAATTTTTTCGTGAAGCGGGATGGAAACAGTTCTATTATAATAATTAAAAGATTCTACGTTAATAGTAACTAAATAATCTCCAATATTATATTCAATGGATGTAATATTAATAGGAGAATCTATTATTCCGCTACATTTTATTCTTTTAGATAAATTTAATCCATAATATTCAGCACAATCAAAGGTTATATTTAAAGAACCTGAAATTTTAGTGTCTTTAACTTTTTCTAATTCCCAATTAGCTATATCAGTAGCATATGCAACATCATTCCACGAAGGAATAATTACATTAGTTTTTACAATAGCTGGATTAATTGTTACTCCTGTCCAAGTAGAAGGCTCTGTTTTTTGGTAACTATGAGGAATAACATCTATTACACGTTCATAATTTACTCCCTCTTGGACATTAAGGCTAGATAATTCTAATGTTTTAGTAACAATTCCGCTTCCTGATGGACTTCCTACATAAAAAATATGAGATTTTCTTCCTTCTGGATATATACCTCCTATATGATACCAATTAACAAGTTGCCATACATATTGAATATTCTCATTAGCATAATCAAATACCCACGAAGGAATTATTCCTGGAGCTTTTTCTGTCAACGGAAATCCTGGTAAATATCCTGTTGGAACTACAATTCGCCATCCATCATAAACAATTTCTACAGAATCTTCGGAACTCTGATTTTCTCTTAAATCCTCCCAACCAACCTCCGAATAATAAATATACTGATATATTGTGCTATCACTCTCTTCTTTTTCTTTAAAAATTGTCCAATTTCTTATATCTCTCCACCTATTATCATATCCTGTTTTTATATCCTCTCCCATAATAACTTTAATTCTATCAATTGTATTGGTGCTATTTTCAGAAATATTATGATTTATTACTTGATATAACCCTAAATTTGTTCCTATAGATTGTTTTTCTAAATTAAGTATAATTCCTTTACCACCTTCCCATAATTTTTTAATTCCATCAGAAGCAATATACCAAGCAAAAGTGCCACAATTTTGAATAATTCTACTTATAGCATCTGATTTATTTGTATTTATATAGCTCTCTAAAGGAGGAACAAAATCTCCAATATCCAAAGCCCATCCAAGATTACTTAAAGCTTCTTTATAGGTTGTGTAATACGTTTCTGGAAGAGATTCATCTACTTTTCTTCCTACATAAAAATTCATAATATCTTTATTAAGATTATAATACTCTCCTTCTGCATGAATAGATATTCCTTCTGGTTCTACAGATTTAGTGATAGTTGTAATTTCGCCATAGAATTTTCTATTACTATTGAATAAAATTTCTACAGATTCTCCTGAATTTGGTTTACTATTGCTATCATAAGGGATTCCTAATACAAAATCTGCTTCAGATGCAGAATTTAATACTTCTTTCCATCGTAAAGAATCTAAATTTAAGTCTAAAGATTCTGTAATATCTATATTATTTATTTTTACAGTAAATGCACTTTTTCCTAATGGTTTAAACATTACAGTTTACTCCTCTTTTTAATACCTCTGCCATTCTGCCATCATTCTAAAATTATTAGTTATATCATATATAGGTAAAGTTCTCATATTAAATTTATTAGATATATTAGATAATTGAAACTTATTTAAATAAAATTTATTACTTATATTTTTTGTCTCTGCCAAAACAGCAGTATTAAATTTATTTACTATATCATAATCAAGTTCTTGGCTAAAATTAAATTTGTTATTTATATTTTTAGTTTCTTCTGCCATTATTTCCACCCGGAATATTTATTTTTCATTTCTTCCCATTTATATTGTCTTTTTGTAATATCACCTATCTTATACCTATCTTTTCTTTTATCAAACATAGTTATTCTATAAGAATCTACTATTCCATTTCTAAGCCCCATAAAATATAAATATTCTACTCTTAATTTTCCTCTATTTTGCCCAGTTAAATCTTGAGTTCCTTCTACTAAATAAATATATTTTGAATAGTTATGCATAGCAAAAAAATTACCGTCAGGCAGTCTGAAAAATACTTTATCTACTTCTTCTGTAATGTCTTTCCATTTAGGGTCTAAATAATCATTATTTCCTATATATTGTTTACCTGATTTTAAATAGGCAATAAATAAAGGATTTGATTTTCTCATATCATCCCTCCTTAATTCCAAAGATAACGCAATGTTGTAATGAACGGTTCTATCGCAGGCGTAGAATAACCAGCAGGTATTACTATTTTTAAATTGTAATAAACTTCCTGTGAAGCTATTCCAGAACCCAATTCCGCTAATCCACCACTACCGTTATTAAGCAATAAAACATTAGAAGCTCCTGCCAAAGCATCACCAACCCAAGCAGAACCTGGCATCCCTGCTGTTGTGCAAACAACTTTAAGCATTGAATCCGCAGGTGTTCCATTACCTAAAACATGAAAATCTGTAGAATCATGGTTAGTATCATCCCAAGCTTCTAATTGAGGCTCAGAAGCTGTAGCTCCATCAAAACTAAAACCAAAACTATATCTTATATTTTCGCCCATTCCATCTATTTTTTGAATCTTCCCTGCACCATCATCTTTATCAAATACAAAACATTTAGCTACTTCTACTGGATTACTAGCATCTATAACCGTAGAAGCTTCGTTTAATTCGGACTCCGTAGGTTCATCCTCTCCATCTATTATAACAGGATTACCATTTATATCATTTGCTTCTGTCCAAATCAAATAATCATTAACTAAATCCATTACTACGAAATTAGCTGGAGTAGTTTGATAATCATCATCGGCATTAACTGTATTTACTATAACATCTACATTTGTTGCCATTGTATTTTACCTCCTTTTTAAAATTTGTTTTCGTTCTAAATCTTCCTTCTTTAAAATAAGAAATTTTTGTTTAGGAAATCTTCTTATAAATTTTTTAATTTTTTTAAGAGCTGAAGGAGACATCCATCCTTTAATTTCTATATAACAATCCCACTCTGGTAAATAAAAATCGGGTGTATATGTAGTATTACCTAAATCAAAAGTTTTTGATTCATATAACCACTTTATATCGTTTTTATCAAGATATTTAGCATATGCTATTTCCCAACTACTTCGCATATTAACCCCTTTATATTTACCCCATTTAGGTTTAAAAGGCTTACCAAAACGAGGATTATTTCTTGGATTTTTAAATCTATTTTTTGCGGAGCAAGAACGACATCTTTTTGAACCATAATAACAAGACCAATAAGTAATTTCTTTTCCACAATCTTTACAATAAAATTTTTCATTTTTTGCCCATCTTTTCCCATAAGTATGGGATTTTCCTCCTTTATCAAAAGTATTTTTTATAGCTTCTTGTAAAGTTCTTCTTTTGATGTTATATTTTTTCATTTTTGACATTATTGTAGCTGGATGACAATTAAATATATTACTTATTTCTTTTGTTGATAAATTTTTCTTCCAATATAAATCAAAAAGTTCTTTTTTTGAAATATTATATTTAAAACTAGGGTTATTTTTTCCTTTAGTTTCTCCTCTTATAGCTTTACACATTCCACATTTACAATTCTTTTTGTGATTTAATTTCATAAATCCCCTTTTAGTAGGAAAGCACCAAAAACTCTATCTCATAATCTTGACTACTTGTTCTTAAAGTCTCTGGAAATTTAATTTCTGTTAT